GAGCGCCTTCATCGCGTCAGTCTGACCTTCCGTCTCGCCCGTCAGCTTGCCAATGGCCGCCGCGGCTTCCTCGTCGGTCGCCGATGCGCGCTCTTTGGCGAAGGTGACAGCCTTGACCTGGTCTTCCAACTTCTTGCCGGCTGCGTAGGCTTCGAGCCACTGCTGCACAGTCTTGCCGGACTTGCCGTCCTTGCCGCCCATGTCCAGGTCAGCTTCGCTCCAGCCCTTGTTCTTATTGAACTTGGCGTCAGCTTTGAGGAACTTGCGCTTGGACGGATCTTTGCCGTCATCAAAGTCGCCGCCAAGCCACTTCTCCTTGAAAGCGGCCTTGGCCTGGGCTTCATAGCTGCTTTCGCCAGAGATGACCGTGCCCAGCTTGAGCTGGTCGATCGTTTGGCGGCCAGCCATCTGCTCGTAGCTGCGCTGGAACGCGTTTTCGAACTCGCGCTGGGGACGCTGGTTACCCGTCAGGGCGCTGCTGATGTCCTGGTCGGGCTTGCCCGACCCTGGACCCTTGTGCGGCCCTGCGTTCGGGCCAAGGGCGTATTTTTTGGAAAGGCCGCGATCTTCGTCTGTCCACGGCTTGCCAGTCGTCGGGTCAATGTCCGGGCTGCTGACCATCTGAACCTGCTTGACGGCGGCCGAGCGCTCATTGCCTTTCGCGCCAAATCCATTCGCAGCATTGCGCCCATCCTTATCCGCCTGCAGCTTTGCAATTTCCTTGGTGCGGTCAGACACCAAGTTGACGATCTTCAGCCAGGCCAAGTCCCAGGCGTAGACGATGTCATCCAGCCACTTGCCCATCCATTCGCCAATTTCATGACCGCCGACCTGAACATGCGAAAGCAGCTGGGCCATGTCCCACGCAAGCAGCAGTTGCCCAACCAGCGGCAGCATTGCCATGAAGCTCTTGCCGATCAGTTTGGCGGTTGCGCCGACCGTAGAGCCAAGCAGCGAGAAGCCGCCGCCCATCGTCATGGCGCCAGTTTGCGTCGCAAGCATCGCGCCAGCGACGTTGGTGCGCATGGATTTGCCAAATTCAGCCCAACCAATGCTCAGCTTGCTTGTTACGCCACCAAGGCCCAAAAGCGAGCTGCCGGCCGCGCCAGCCTCCACACCTGCGCCTCGAAGGGCTGGCGTCAGCATGCCGAAGGCGGCGCCCAGCTTCGACGGCAGGCCCATCAGGGAGGCAAAGCCCTTGAACGCCAAAAAAGCGCCGCTTGCCGCAACCGCAACGGTTGTCAATTGCAAGGCGAGCGGGTTTTCTTTCGCGAACGAGGCAAATCCACTGACGATGTCACCAACGACATGCAGGACGTCTTTCAGGATAGGCAGCAGCGAGTTGCCGACCATCACCTTCAGGTTGTCCAGCGTCGCGCCAATTTCTTGAACCTGACGACCATAAGTTTTTTTGGCGTCTTCATCCACGGCGTCAATGCCCTTGGCATTCGACATCGTTTCAACCTGGTGGCCGATGCGCTTTGCCGAACGCGGGTCACCAGCCGTCATCATGGCAGTTGCCGCGGTCGTCGTGATGCCAAGGCGCGCGAGGTATTGCGCCACGGCATTGAGCATGGCGGTGTCGTCTTCGGGGTTGGCGCCCTGGTAGAACTTGCCGATGTTTTCCTTGCGCTTCGTGTAAGCAACGATCTGCGGCATCACCTTTTGAATGGCCGCCACTGGGTCCGCCATCCACAGTTGAGCGTCCTTGAAGCTGCCATTCTTGGCGTCGCGCAGAACGTTCGCCTTGTCTTGGCTGAGGTCAAGCTCGCCCGTGTCGAGGATGCCGGCGCCAGCGAACTCCTTGACCGCTTCCTTGCTCTTGCCCTTGCCAATGGCATACGCCTGCATCATCTTGAATGCAGTGCCAACGGTCGAAACGCCGCCGCTGGAGCCACCGTCGCCGCCCGCAACCTTAAACTGATCCACTACGGCCGCCAGGTTCAGCATGCCGTGGTCACTCAGCTGGCCGGCGCCCATGCCCAGGCGACGCAGGACAGTTTCCATGTCCTCTGTCTGAACCTTGCCCTGCGTGCCGTTGATGATCTTTTGGATCAGCTCAAACGTGTTCTTTGTTGCGCCCGCGTCGCCCGTTTGCTGACGCATTTCAACCACGCCATACAGGTTTCGGATGATCGACTGTTGGTCGCCGTGAGCCTGACCGAGGAACTGCAGGTTGTTGGCCGCCTTGACCGCGGTGCTCAAGGTCTTGTCGATGATCTCTGCATTGTCCTCGCCGATAGAGGCGATGGCGGACATGCGCGACTTGACAGCGTCCAGCGTCGAGATGAACTTGAGCGACTTGCTCATGTCGAAGGCGCCGTCCCAGATCGCCTTGTTGTGCTCGTCGGTGTAGCCCAGCGACTTGACCATCACGCCAGTGCGCTCTGCGTCGTCTGCGCCCTTGACGGAGGCGCCCAGACCGTGCTCGATCTTGGAGGCGCCCCACAGCGCGCCAATGCCCTTCCACATGGCGATCGCTTGACGAGCCTGCTCGCGCTCTGCCTCTGCCTGTTCACGCTGAACGCGCAGGCGCTCCGCTGCAGCTTCACGAGCTGCACGCACCTGAGCATTGGCAACTTCCTTGGCCAGGCGCGCAGCTTCTGTAGCGGCGCGCTTTTGCTCGTTCTCCAACTCCTTGGAGATCCGGGCAGTTTCGTTCGCGGCCTTCTTTTCTTCCGCGGCTTTTTCGGCGACGGCCTTCTTCTCACTGGCCGCAATGGCGCGCAGCGCCTTTTCCTTGCTTTCTTGCAGCTTGCGGTCGGCGCGCTCGGCCGCGGCGACCGCCTTGTCCTGGGCGTTGAGCTGGCTCTCCCACCAGCCAGGGCCGGCGTTCTTGTAGCCACCGACCGACATCTTCTTTACGATGCTCTCGGCCAGCGCGCCCGTCTTGACCATTTCGGCATTCAGACGTTTTTGCTCACCCGTCTCATAGGTCTTTAGCTCCAAGGCCTTCTTTTCGGCGGCAGCCTGACGCTCCATTGCCGCCTCTTCAGCGGCGTTGGCGGACCAAATGGCTGCGTTCTTTTCGGCCAGGACCGACAGCTCCTTCTTGAGCAGTTCGATGCCTTGAGCGATCTGCGCGTTCTCGTAGCGCAGACCCTCGTCGATGCGGTTGATCTGGTCGATTTGGCTGCGAACGATGGCCGCTTCATCGCCAAACTTGACGATCGACTGCTGCAGTGGCTCGTTCTTCTTCTTTTGCTTTCGGAACTGCTCACGCGCGAGAGCCTGCGCCGCCAACGTGCGCGACTCCAGCGACTCCAGCTCGAAGATCATGCGGCGGCGCGACTCGACCGTCTCCGCATTCGTCTTCTTCTCGGCCTCCAAAGCCTTGATGCGGTCCTGAATCTGGCCAACGGTCGCCTCCTTGACCTTCTGACCGGCCTTGACCGTTTCGTCGCTCAGCTGCTTGGTGGCCTTTGCGGCATTGCTGAAGGCGGGGTTCAGAGCGTCAAGCTGCGCGCCAAAACGCTTGTTGACGTCGCCCAGCGTCAGCAGCGTGTTGCTGGCTTTGGCGGCCGATTCCGTCAGCTCTTGAACGCCTTGCTTGGCTTTACGGGTCTTGGTCGCGACAGTGTCAAACCCAGACGAGCCGGCGCCACTCAGACGCGCGGCCAGGGCGGTGACGGACTGGTCCAGCAGTTTGAATTTGTCGGCAATGCCGGTCAGGTCGCCACCAACGGCGACAAAATTCTTCTCAAAGTCGGCCGCCACCTTGGATGCGCTCTTGAGCTGCTTGTCCAAGTTGGTCAGGCTGGTCGTGGCCTTCTCAATGGCGGCGTCAAACTTCGTTGCGTCCAGACTCAGGACGTTCTTGATTTCGCTGCCGCCGCTCATTGATGCTTCCTTGCTATGCCAGTTCCTTCAGTGCGTTGAACCCGTCCTGGTCGCGCTCGGCGTCGCGGACGGGGTCAAACTTCAGCTTGACCACTTCGCCCGACTCGATGACGAGCCGTTCGTGGAGTGAGCTTGCCGCCTCTGCGCCGCCCTGCCCGCACACTGCGACGGACAAAGAACGCCTGTCTTTCTGGGCCTCGATTCGATCGATGTTCTGGTTGAGGAGCCAGAACGTCTTGATCGGAATGGCCATCAGCCCGTCGTAGGACAGGCTGTAGTAGCTCAGCACCCGACAAAAGAGGAAACCGAAGTCGATTTCCTCAATCTCGGGCAGGCTTACTTTTTTTCGACGCCCTCGACGCCAGCTGCCTTGACTTCAGCGCCTTCGACTTCGTCGCCGCGCACAAAGGCCACCACAGACTGCAGCTGCTCCAGGTTCAGCTTGGCCAGGACCGAGCGCTCGACGCTTGGCACGCTGCGCAGAACCATGTCGATGGTTGCCTCGATCTGCTTGACCAGAGACGTTTCGTCGGCCAGCGCTTCGGCAGCCTTGGTCGTCTCAATGAAATTGCCGACACTCATGCTCTCGACGGCGTAAGGCACGCCAAACAGAACCAGTTCGCGGCCTTCTTTGGCGGCCAGCTTGTCGATGTTGAGGATCTTCATGTGAACACTCCTAGTAAATGGCCCCGCTTTATGCAGCGGGGCCTGGTCTCATGCATCAGTCACGAATGACTGATTGATTAGACGGCGGTCATGTCGCCAATGGAGAACAGTTTGCCGTTGGCGTCGGGGTAGCCGTTGAACTCGCACGAGAAGACGCGCTCGTCTTCCAGCTTGTAGGCGAAGGTCAGGCCGCCGGCGGTTGCGGCGCGCAGCACGTTGAAGTCTTCCGACTTGTCGGCATCGGCCTTGGACACGGGGTGCAGCACCAGCAGCTTGGCCACGTCGATCAGGTTGACGCCGATGCCGGTGGGCACGTCAACGCGAGCAGGGGTGCCGTCCACGCCACCTGTCAGGGTTGCGCCCGACATGGTCACGTTGGCGCCAGCGGTGCCAGTGGCCAGGGTAACAGCGTTGCCCAGAATGCCCTTGTTGTCGTAGGTCACGGTCACGACAGCAGCAGCGGCCGAGGCGCCCAGCAAAGCCAGAACCACGTCCGAAGCCGAGTTCAGAAACGAGGCCAGGTTGGTGGCGGTGGCTGACGCGCTGGCGCCAATCAGCACTTCGTTGTTGGCCGCCACGGCAGTGGTGGTCTTGAAGGTGATGGTCTTGCCGCCGACCGTGATGGTCTGGCCGGAAGTGGGGTTGGTGGCGATGGTGATCGTGCCGGAAGCGTAAGCGCCGCCCAGCTGGATCATCGTTGCGCCCGGCATAATGGCCACCAGGTTCGACAGCGTGGTTTCGGCCAGAGGCACCTTCACGTTGACGGTTCGGCCCATCAGGTATTCATTGATCGGGGTCTTGCCGAACTGGTCGATGTTGACGGGGTGGGTGTCGGTCTTCACGGACACTTCAACGCCGCCCTTGGTGTAGCCCAGGTCCACACCGTCGAACAGAACCTTGCAGACGCCCAGCTTGACGTTGCGGATATCACTTGCCATTTTGTTTCCTTTGCAAAGGGGTAATCAGTCAGTCATGACTTATCGGAAGATAACACAAAGAGACCTAATTGTCCAGAGTCTTCTGGATGTAGGCCGCGGTCACGGTAATCATTCGTTTGACAACTTCCTGGCGCATGGCCTCTTGAGCGCGCTCCATGAATTTGCCGCCAGCCTCGACGCCCTTTTCCAAACCGGCCTGCACAGATTCCTCACTAGGCATGAATTTGCCAGGCTGACTGGCCCAGCCCATGTGTTCATGAACCTCCCAGACATACTCGCCAACCGTCTCGACCGGGTCTTTGCGATCGAGTTTCTTGGGGTCTTGGACTTTGGTGTTGCCGCTGATGAAGACGTCGTAATTGGAGACACCCTTGACGAACCGCCCACCGGCGCCTTGAACGCCGCGGCGGCCGACCTGGATGGCTCGCTTGAGGTCGCCGTAGTCGATTGGCGCCATGTCTTTGGCTTTTTGAGCCACATCGTTGGCGCAGGCCTTCAGCTCCTCGTTGGCCACGCCTTTGACGCCGCGCAGGCGCTGCAGGCGCAGCTTCATCTGCTTGATGCCGCCATCGTCAACGTCAAAGCTCATTGGGTGAACGCCACTTCGAAGTCTGCGGCGAACTCCAGCAAATTGCCCTTGCTCAGCGGGAATACGGCTGGCAGCGACTTGGGGCGCATGAACTTGAACAGCATCGGGCCGATCTGCGCAGGCCGCTCAACGGTCAAGGCGTCAAACACCTGGCCGATCAGCTCCTCGCCGCCAACGTAGCTGGTCGAGCGCACAATCAGCTGGAAGGACGTCTTGTAGTAGCCGGGCAGCTCGTGGTCGATCAGCGTGCCCTGCAGCTTGTTGCGCAGCAGCACGCCTTGCGGGCACTCGGCGGGAATCGAGTTGATGAAGACGCTCTCGCCCTGGATGCCGATGCCTGCATCTTCAAGGCGTTGCGCCAAAGGCAGCAGGTTCATCAGTTGCTCCAGTAGGTGCAGGTGACTTCGAAGTGGTCCAGACGGCCCTGCAGATCGTGCCTGGGAAACCTGGACATGATGCGCAGACGAGTGCCAGCCACTTCGATCACGTCGTCAATGGCCGCCACAGTCGTCTTGGTCAGCAGCAGCTTGGCGTCCACCTCCAGCTCGCGCGCATTGCCGCGGCTGGCACTGGTGTCAGCACGCACGGCAGACTTCTCGTTCTTGACGTTGAGCGTGATGATCGAGCAGCGCTCGGCCTGTCTGGTGCCGGCCAGGGGCATGCCGTAGACGTCAGTCTTGCCGCTCGCCTTGAAAATCACACAGCCTTGATTAGGTCGGAACATAGGGGTCTGCTATGGTGGTGTGCGCGTTGGGATGAAAGTAGGACTCCCACTGCGCCTGAAGCTCGTTGAGCGTGGCCGGACCTTTGCTGGTCATGACGGTGTCCAGGCCGGTCTGGGCATATTGGTCAAGCTGCGTCTGGACATAGGCCTGGTAGGCGAAGTCGCGCACGATGGTGCGCATCAGGGCCTCGGCCATCCATTTGCGCCCCGAGGTGTCGGTGGCCTTGAAGACGACCTGGCCGGCCTTGGACTGGATCAGCAGGCCGACAGCGCCCGTTGCACCCTTGAGCATGTCGGCCGGCCCCGCGGCGCCCGTGCGTGCCATGCGGTTGATCTGACGCATGTTTTCAAGCACCATCGCGCGCACTTGGGCAAGCAGCACCTTTTTGCTGGTCACCAAAGCACTTGCAAGCTCGTCAGATGCGTCCGACAGTAGCGAAGCAAGGTAGTGCTCGATCTCGCGCTCGGCGCCGCTCAAGAAGGTCTGGGCGATCCCGGTCGTGTCAGTGCGCAGGCCAACAAGAGCGTGCGGGGTGACGACTGCGCCAGGCGCGCGCATTTGGTGGTAGCGCCCGGCCAGCGCCCACAGCATCAGACCGTATTGCGCATGGACGTCTCGGGCCAGGTCGTCGTAGAGCATGCTCAGCCTCGCGTCAGCATTTTGGCCATTGACACAAATGGGCCAAGGTATCGTAGGGCGCGACGAGATACGGGCAAGTCCAAAGGCTTGCCGGCGCGGAACATTTGCTTGACCTCGCCTACCGACTCCAGCAGCAGACCTTCCTGACGACGCGCGTCAAGCGGACTACCGCCAAGAATCGAGTCAGCTTCGGCGACCTGGGCGCGACACAAGGCCGAGCGAAAGCGGGGAGGCAGCTTGACAAAGGTGGCCGGCGTCATCAGCGACAGGTTGCCGTTGAACATGAACATCCCGGCGTAGGGCGTCGTGTAGGTGCCCTCGGGAACATAGCTCAGGTTGTCCTGGCCAAAGTTCACGTTCGAGTTCAGGATCGCAAAGCGCAGCAGGCAGATGCGCTGACGCGCCTCGATCAAGGCGGCGATCTTGTCTTTTTCGTTTGCGCCATTCCAGCCGTCCAGGCTTGGAATGTCCAGCGAAACGAGTTCAGCTTGTGCCAGGCCTTGAAACGAGTTCAGGCCAGGCACGAGAGTGTCGGCAGGCTCCAGGGCATAGCTTTTGGTAAGCAGCACCGTGTTGTCGCCAACGGTCAGAAACAATTCAACGGTTCGGACCTCGCGCACCGACACGGAATCCAGCTGTGCTGCCGTGATGGTGGCGGGGTCGACATAGGCAATGGCGTTCAAACCCGCAGCGACCGTCACCACAGCCTCGGACCCACCGGAAAAAGTGTCCAAGGTCGTGCGCGCAAGCACTTCCGAGCCATCTTGCTTGATGACCCTGTAGTCCACTGCGGCGACATCCAAGGCGTTGCCGTTGCGGTCTTGCAGCGGCACGGTCAAGGAAACGGCAGTGCCAGCCAGGTAGATCTCCATTGCCCTGCTCCTTACTCAGCGTCGCTAGCTTGCTGGACTGGAGCCGAAGCGGTTTCAGCCGGCGCCGACACCTTCGCCACCGCCGCCAAAATGGCGTCAATCAGGCCGCGAATCGAATTGCTCTTGATGCCCAGGGGCTCGGCAATGGCGCGCAGACCGGCGATACCCTTGTCGTCAGCCACGGCTGCCAGCTGGTCTTCGGTATAAGACTGCAGCTCTGCGACAGCCTGCTCATCGAGCTTGACCTCTTGGGGGCCGTCGATCAGTTGGTCAGGCGTGATGGTCACTTGCTGCTCAACGCCAGGCTGCCCACTCACGAATGGGGCGGGCGTGTGCATGTTGTCCATGTAGATCTGGCCAACGTTGGCAGTCGAGCCATCTTCCCACTCGCCGCCGAACAGTGCGGCTAGACGCTTGCCTTCGTTTGGCAGCACGTCGCGCACGGACAGACCATCTTCAAAATCGACCGTGCCCATCGGGCCGGTAAAGTTTTGGTAGCCGCCACCAGTCAATCGAAATTTCATGTTTGCCTCTTCAAAATGGAAAAAAGGCGGGTCGAAACCCGCCTCTTTAGTCTACGTCACTTGTGACTGAATCACAAGGATTAGATGTTGGTCACGCCTTGCAGACGAGCAATCGAGCGAGTGGACTTGAGGGCCAGGCCGCAATACCACTTCACGCGGGTGCGAGTCGCGTCCTTGTTTTGAACGGTGCCGATGTTCTCGACCACCAGGCCAGCGTTGCCACCGCCATACAGACCGTGCAGACCATCCAGCTCGTTCATGCGCAGGGCATACACGGAAGCCGTGTTCGTGTTCGCGCCTTGCGTTTCGGCGCCAGACAGGAACTCGTTCATGATGATGGGGATGCCGTTGTGGGTCAGCATCGGGCGACCGAAGTTCTCCAGCTGTTGCATCACGGCGTCGGTGCCGTAGGTGGCGCGCAGCAGAGCGCGATAGGCACGGATGGTGCCGCGGCGCATGACCAGCACGTCGGCGCCATTGGGGATGGCGTCGCACAGCTCGTCCAGCATGGACATGGTCAGGGCATTGCCGTTGGTGCCGGCAGACACCAGTTGCGAGCCGCCCACGGTGGCTGCATAGGCCTGAGCTTGAGCGGCCAGCTGGGGCAGGCCGTCGAACTGCTTGGCGTTGGCGGTGGCATTGCCAGTAGCCAGAACCTTGTGGAACTCGCGCGCCACAACCTTGGCCTTTTTGGCGATTTGGATGGCCAACTGGTCGTTGGTGTCACCCATCGTTGCCTGCAGGAACTTGTCCACGTCCACGTCGCCAGCGATGATGCGCAGCTTGGCAATCACTTCTTGGAAGTTCGCCGAGCTTTCGTTCACCGTGTCGTTGGGGTCCAGCCAGTCGGCCGTGCCGTTGTATTTTTCACGCTCGTAGACGTAGGCCTTGCTGTTCACGCCCATGAAGGGCAGAACGGCAAACAGGTCGTCACGGTCGATAATTTCGTCGATGATGCCGGAGATGAGCGTGTTATTGCTCAACTGCTCGGCTTCGGTGCGAAGCAAAGGCATTTCTTATTTCCTTAGAGTAGAGAATCAAACTTCTCGGCCCCTAAGTCGCTCTAGTTCACCGATGACGGGACTCTATCCTATTTGAGGACTTTTGTCAAGTCATCGGTGACTTACTTCGAATTAGGAAGTCGATTTCAGCGCTTTCAGGCCAGCCGAAATTTTCGAAATACCATCGGCTGGCACTTCTTGCTTTTGCACGCCACTGGCGCGACTGGTTTGCGAGCCGGCGCCGGCCTTGACCTTGCTCTTGATCAAATGATCCTTGTCCGGGTCCAGATCAACGATCTTGGCCAGGGCTTGATCAAACGCCACGGGCGTGCCGTATTGGTCAACCAGAGCGGTGCGATTGGCTGCGCCGCGGGGCTTGTCATAGCCCACGACCTTGCCGTCTTCCAAGTCGAAGTGGTCTGCGTAGATCACGCGGGCCTTGGCTGGCGTCAGGGTCAGTTCGTCAGCGATGAACTTGGACTGAGCAAACTGGCTGCCGATCGACAGCTCGTTGATATTGCCGGCCAGCTTGGCGCGTTCACTGGCTTCTTGCGCCAGCTGATCCTTGAGCGTCTTGATTTCTTTGGCATGCTCTTCAGCCATGCGCGCCTTCAGACGCTCGTAGTCGCCCTTGGCCTCAAGTGCCTTTTCTTCGGCCGTCTTTTGCTCCGCCAGCAGCTTGCGAACCGCGTCCAGGTCCAGGCCTTCCACCGACTTCTTCAGCGCGGCGATCTCCTCATCCTTCTTGCGCAGCGCTTCTTTCTTTTGCATGTTCTCCTTCAGGAGACGCGCCTCTTCGTCAGAAGTCTTGCGGGCGCCCTCGCCACTGGCCGCGGCCGCCGCAGCCTCAGCTTCGGCTTTCGCTTTGGCTGCCGCAGCTGCCGCGGCGTCATCTACACCACCGCCGCCGGTCGAGCCTTCGCCGCCGGTTTCGAGGTCGCGGTATTTGAGGAAAACTTTGCGGGTCACGAACATTTCAATTGCCTTTCAGACCGTTCTCTCGGCCATCAGTTGTATAAGGCGGGTCATTCTCTTGACCCGCCAGGGTTACTTGGAGTCTTTGGTCACCTGACCTTGACGCTTGTCTTTGGTCGGCTTTTTGCCGGCGCCGCCGGCGGGGGTCGGCGTGTTGCCGCTTTGGGAGGTCGTCTTGGAGGACACGTCGCCAGAGGCGTTTGCAACCGCCATTTGCGATGCCAGCTCGACAGGGTCGATTGGCCAGTCCTTCAGTTCCGACTCCATCTGCTCGCGCAGCTTTTTGCCAAGCTGCGGGAACAGCTTGTCGAGGACCATCTTCATCTGCTCGCGTCGAATCGTGTCCGGCGCTTCGATCAGCATCAGACGAGCCGAAATATCAAACTCGTCGTAGAGCCCTCGCGTGTCAAAGTTGTCCGGGTAGGACACGATGTCTTCGACGCTTTCTGCCTTTTCGCCATTCCACAAAGCAACCAGGCGCGCGATCTTCTTTTCGACCGCCTCCAGGCTGTCGGCCTTGGCCGACAACAGAGCATTCACTCGCTCGAAGTCGTAGGCCTTTGCCACGCCAGACGAGTTGTCGATGCCGACCGCGTTGTCTTGCTTGGTGCGCTCGCCGGCCAGACCGACGGTGTGGTAGATCTCGCCAATGATCTTGTTGATCACGGTGACGATCAACTCGGCCTGCTTGACGTCAGGCGAGAGGTAGAAAGGCTGGCCGCCACCTTCGCCGTCGAACAGGAAGACGCGCTTGGTGCCCATCTCCAGCATCTTGGTGTCCTGGATGATGGCGTCAAGGTTGGACAGGTAGTTGGCGACGGCGCGGTCCAGGTAGGCGATGTCGTCAATCAGCGCCGGGGCGCAATACTCTTCGTCCGTGATGATGTTGTCGGCCAAAATCACCGGCACTTCGCCCAAAGCGTGATCGCCGCTGTCAATTTCCACGATGATCTTTTTGCGCCCCTGCGTGCGCTCCTCGTAGAGCTTCCAGTTCGTTTTGGTCCACAAACGCCAGCGGTCCATCTCTACGCCAGAAGACTCGAACGGATCAGCGTCATCGCGCGCGCACTCGCGCACCAGCACCCAGTTCAAGGCGCCGTTATCGTCAAACGAGTAGTCGAGCAGCTGGCCAGGGCCGACCGTGTAGGCGTAGGTGCGAATGCCAGCTTTTTTCTCGTCAGCCTTGGAAACCACGGCGTTGGCCGGCGCCGTGGTGTCGACCACAATGCCGATGCGGCCCTGCTGCGAAGTCTTCTTACTGACCTGACGCATGAAGTCTTTGATGGTCAGGCCGCCCTTGGTTGACTTCTTCCAGAAGTCCTTGACACACTGCGGCGCATCTTCTTCGTTGCGCGTGATGGACTGCTTGAACAGGTATTTGTTGATCAGGTCAACAACTTCGCGGCTGTGGTTGAAGCGGTAGGCGCGCTGCACGCGGTCGGCAAACTCTTTGTCGCCTTCCTTGATGTAGCGAAACACATTTTCATCAAACCATTCTCGGCCGCCCTCGTATGTCTCTTCCAGGAAAGCCCAGTGGTCAACGTTGTCCTCGTATTCTGGATGGCGACGCGACACCAGCTTGCGCAGGCGCTTTTGCTCGTCATTCATCAACAGCGTGGCCGTCGAGCTGATGTCCTTGGGGTCAATGGTGGCGACCGCGCCTGGCTGTGAGATATTCATGTTATTCCTAGTGTAAGTCACCTGTGACTTATTGGCAAGGCCTATCGAGACAGGCCACCAACGTCAATCTTGCGCACCGGGTATTCCAGCTCGATGCAATAGCCCGCAGCGTCAGCGCTGTGCTCGACACCGGCGTCTTTGTCCACGTCGCGCGAACCGGGCTTGTAGATGGTTTGCTCGAAGGCGTTGATCAAGTGCTTGCAGCTGGCGTCAACGCGCAGGCGCACGGTGCCGTCTGCGGCGCGCAGCATGCGGTTGACGGCGTTGACGCGGTCGGCCACAAATGGGTGCTTGCGTCGATACTTGATCTTCTTGAAACCCTTCTCTCGCAGAATGTCCAAGTCGGTTTCGCCACGTGCGTGCTGGCGCTGGCCGCCGGCGGGGTCAGGGTAGACGACGACCTGGTTTTGGCTGCGCCAGAACTTTTTCTCCAGCGCCTCGCAAGTCTCTTCCGTATTCGAGCCAAACTGCACCACCTCCGACACTGCCCACAGCTCGCCATTTGTCTGCGGCTGAAACACCACTGCCGACATGGGGTCGATGTTGAAGTCCATGCCGACCCAAATGGGCAGCTTAGAGTTGAACGGATACTGGCCGACGTGTTCCTGGCGGTCAAACGGGTAGTAGACGCGCCCGGACATCGTCTCGAAGCTGGCCTCAAACTCCTGCTTGAACGACTTTTCGTCCATGTCGGCGCGAGCGGCCGCAATTTCCGACAGCGGAATGAATGGCGACGTGATGGTCGGGAACTGCCAGGACTCCCACTGCCCTGCCCTGACCTTGCGTGGGTCTTGGCCGTGCTTGTAGAGGGTGTAGAGCTGGTTATAGGCCTTGGGCGTGCCGATGAAAATGGCATGCCCGCCGGTGTCGGCCAGCGTCGGGCGAAGCACTTGTGTCCAGGTTTCCTCGCTCATGTCCTGGAACTCGTCCAGCACCAGGAAGTGAATACCCACGCCGCGCAGTGAGTCAGCCTTATCGGCGCCTTTCAGCTCGATGCGCGTGTTGTTGATCAGCGTGATGGCCAGCGTTGTCTCGTTGATCTTCTTGATCCACTTTTTTGGGATGGCGTCCAGCAAGTCGGTCCACATGATCTGCTTGGCCATGCGGTAGGTCGGAGCCACATACCAGATTTTTTGGCGGGGCTTGCCGGCTTTTGCCACCATGAGCGTGCGCGACAGCGCGGTCTTGCCCCAGCGGCGGCCAGCCACCACGACGCGAAAGCGCGCCTTGGAGCGGTAAACCACCATCTGCTTGGGGTGCAGGGACAGACTCGTGCGCTTGACCGGCTTGGACATCAGTCTTCCACGACCTCGCCGTCACTGGGCTCGCCGGCCTCCTCCACGACCACCTCGCCAAGCTCCTCGAACTCGTTAAAGTCGCGATCGCGCAAGTCCTTGACCTGGTCATCTGTCAACTCGGAGATCACCAATTCTGGCAAGCCGTCGTCATCGTCGCCGCCTTCTTTGTCCAGGCCCAGAATGGCCCAACGCTCTGAGCGCGCCTTTGTCAGCACGGTCATGGCCGCGTCCAGCGACTTGAGGTTGCCGGCGATTGCCGACATGGGAATGCCTTCGTTTTTCGCCTTCAGGATCTCGGCCCAAGCGAGCTTGGCCAGGCCAGAGGCCATCTTGTAGTGGTCCTCTTTCGTCTCGCGGATGCGACCGGCGTAGACCGCCGCGTCTTCTGCCGCAGCTTTGGCCACTTCATCAACCACGCGCGCCTTGACCTTCGCCGACTTGGAGCCGCGAACCACGCCCGCCCTGGCCATGTGCTTGGACACAGCCGACTCGCTCACGCCCAACTTGGCGGCCAGGCCTTCGAGCGTAGCGTCACCCATTTCCCACAGGGTTTCCGCCTGAACCCACTGCTTTGGGGTCGGGCGACGTTTGGCTTCTGGCTTTTCTTGTGCCGGTTCCGTCATCGTGATTTCTTTTCAGGCAAAAAAATGGGCGCAGGAGGTAGGCGCCCAAAAGAAAGACCCGAAGGAGTTAATGTGGCGCAGCATACTTCAGACGCGTCCAAATGTCAAGTCATCTGTGACTTAGTTTGCAGGGCTGACAAAAGCCCGCAGGCGGCGGCTGAAGCCCTTGTGGGCTGCGGGACGGTGATGTAGATCTCTCCCCCGAGACTGTAGACCGCAACGTATTCCTGAAAAAAGTCCTTCTTGCTCTTTTTGGTTCGATTGTCCAGCGTCGGACAAATCAGCTGCCAGGCGTCGATCTTTCCCGCCTCTTTGCGGCACAGCATTTCATCCGTGCTGTAGCTTGGAGCTTTGGAGATCTCCACGCCGACGGTTCGAAAAGCTGAACCGCCTGCATATTGCGTGTCAAAGCCGAGCAGGCAGTCAATTTCTGCATCTGCGGCGCAGCCTGGCTCGAACTCCATTCCGACTTGGGTGACTTGGGAGTCCAAGCCGCTTTCTATATATGTATTAACTTCTTTCTTCATTTCACTTAACTTATATATATGAAAAGTCGTGGCGATCCCCAAGTCGGTCCCAAGTCATTCTTGAGGCTCAACCAGGGAGACGGGACGGGGAGAGTTAGCGGCCGCGAAGTGCTGCCCCAAGACAGTCACGCCAAGCAGACCACGCTGGCGGCCCCGACGTTTTTCAACGCCACGCTTTTCCACCAACTCGTGCTTGACCAGCGCTCGGATCGAAAAGTGAATGGAGTCCTTGGACGGCTTGTAGCTCAGGCGCTCCAGCAGCTCGTCCAGGTCAATCAAGGAGCCGTCCGGGTTGCCGGCAGCCACCTTGCACACCACTTCGATTTGTTTGTCGGTCAGTCGCATGATCAGCGCAGTGCGGAAAGGTTCAGGGGCGCGTCTACGGGCTGGTTGTCGAACGCCATCAGGGGAATACGATCTGGGAGGTCAACCCCACCTTTGGCTTCGTCATAGTCGGGATTGAGGTAGACGCCGTAAAGTGGGCTGGCGAAGATCAACTGCTGCAGGTTCTTGAGCAGCTTCTCTACCGGCAGCGCATCGACCCGGCGTGTGCCATTCATGCGGTTGTCGCCGGACTTCTCCATCGAGCTGAAGTCGTAGTAGAACTTGCGCATCTCGCCAACGCACTTCTCGCGCGCCGCGGGGGTCATGGCGTCGATCTCGCCCATCACCCCAACGAAGTCTGTCGGGATGGACTCGAACCAGCGACGAAACCAGGCCAGACCGCGCTCGTAGTTGCCAGAGCGCCGCGGCTTGGTAAAGCGCATGCCAGCTTTGGCCGCGAACGGGTTGAACTTGGACATCGACGACTGGAACTCGATCAGCTGGCAGCCCGTCATGCGCATCATCAGGTTTTGCATGCGGTAGGCAATGCCGGCGCCTCGATACATGGTGTCCAGGACCAGGCGAGAGTTGGTGCAGCAGTGGTCGTTGATCCACTCGGCCCGATACTTGTTCATCAGGCGGGTGTCGCGGCCATTGACGTTGGGGCGCAGGTGCGTGAACAGCTCGTTGCGGCCAGACAGGAGCATCTTGGGCACCGTCATGACGCCCACGCCAATGGTCTGCCCGTCCAGCACGCAGCGGTAGATGCGCGGGCCGATGCCCAGGTTCTCGGCCTTGTAGTGCAGCTCGTGCAGCAAGTCCCAGTCTTCCTTGGTGCCGCGCTCGACGTAGATGTCAGGCAGCAGCGACAAGGCGTGCTTGGGCGGCACTTCTCGGCGCTCAATGATCACAGCAGCCACTCCACCAACTTGGACTCGATGGCGGTGGGCGTCATGCCACCGCTGAAGCGGTCGACCTCCTGGCCGTCCTCCAGCAGAACGGTCACCGGCACGGCGCGCACGCCAGCCGCGGCGAAGTCGCCCGCCGTGGCCGACCCCAGCTCCAGCACCGTCAGCTTAAAGCCGCGCTGCTGCGACTGGAACTGCAGCTCGGGCTTGAGTTGGCGACAAGGGGCGCACGTTGGCGAGGTGTAGGCGACGACTTCACGCATCTTTATATCCTTCTGGGGCGCGCACGATCTCGATCTTCTCGCGGTAGCGCTTGTTGATGTAGAGGCTCGGCGCCAGGTCCGCAACCATGTCCGTGTGGGTAGTGGCCACGATCAGCGTGGCGCCAACCTTTCGGGCGACTTTTTGCAAGTTGAACGCGA